AGAACTATCGGCTCCAACGCCAAGTAAACAAATTGCCAAAGTATTCGAAAGTTACTTTGGTTCACGTATCCGTTTTGACCAATTAAATCGCGGTCAAACTCGTGCTATGCTAGGCAAAGTACAAGGGGTGTTAAAAGAACATCGTGGTACCACAGCCCGTCACAACAGTGAAACGAATCCCAAGTATTTGCAACTGGTAATGATGGAACAAGCATTAAGTGCTCGATTAAAAGAAACTACATTGCCACCTGTGGCTAGTACAGGTGCTCCTGCTACACCACAAACTGCCGTAGCCAATGGATCACCTGCTGTGGCTGGTGCAGTGGCAAAAGATCCCAAGTTACAAGCCGCACTCAAGAAAAGCAGTGCTGGGCAATCATTGAATCCTGAAGAACAAAAACTTGTGGCCGGTGCCGCAATGATGCAGGCCGAAAGCCGTTTGCGTCGTGCAATGCATCGTCTCAATGAATCAGAAGTACAACAAGCCCAAGTGGTGTTGGCTGCACAAGACATGGTTGACAAGATGCAAGGCATGTTGGAAGATGTTACAGAATTGCAATTCAAAGAATTGCCTGCCTTGGTCGACTCAATCAAGAATCAAGTTGGTATTGATCAAGCCACACAATTCAATCAAGATGCCACTGCCGCTTTGGCTGGCCTGGTGCAAAATCTTCAAGGTGCCAAGCAACAACTTGACGCCGCATTGAATGTGGTAACAGGTCAAGCACCTGCTGGAGCCGCTGCCGCGGGTGCTATGGGCGCTGACATTGCCGCTGGCGCAGGTGACATGGCTGCCGCCGGTGCTGACATGGCCGCCGCAGGTGACATGAGTGCCGATGCTGAACTAGATGCTGCCGCTGCCGAAGCCGGTGCTGAACCCCCTGCTGCCGCGCTAGGCCGCGCCAAGAGATAATGAAAATATTTGAAGTTGACATGGGCATGGCTCCTACGCCTGACCCGGAACAACTTTCAGGCCTGGTGCAGTTCCTTAATGGTCGTGCCAATGATACCAATGCTCGAAAAGAAATCAGCCAGGATGCGTTTATCAAACTGGCCAATGATTTGGACATCAATATCACTGCCCAAAATCTAGCCGATATCGTGAGTCAAGAGCCACTCAGCAACTTATTGGAACCCATGGATCCAAACACAGGTGTGCTTATGTTTAAAGGTGCCGGACAACCTGATACGGCCATGCCAGTAAACAAAGCACAAGACATTGTGGCGTCAGCCGCCAAATCGGCCATGAACAAAGACCGCGGCGTCTAACCAAAACAGTCAACCAAAGATTGACACAAAACGTTAAATATAGTATACTCGACTATAGGAGGCGTATATGAAAAAACTCATCGCTTTGATGTTAATTGTTGGTTGTGTGGCAGTCCAGGCGCAACCCGGATTTAGGCACCATCACCACCATGGATACTATCCTGGCTACAACTACGGCTGGATAGCCCCCACCATTATTGGTGGCGTGATTGGTTATGAGATTGCACGTAACCAACCTCCTGTAGTGGTGCAACAACCTGTCATAGTGCAACAGGCCCCGGCCACAGTTTATTATGGACAAAGTCAACAATGCACCGCGTGGACAGAAGTCCAAAATTACGATGGCACAATTACTAGAACAAGGACCTGCTCGCAATGAAACTGAAACAACTAAGACACAAATTATACAGTGCTATCTTCAAACACGATAGCACAAAAGAAAAAAAGATTTGGTTCAAGATTCTTAAAAAAAGTACCAAACACAAACACACTGAGGACATACGATAATGGCATACTCACCACAACTTATAGATCACTACGAAAACCCACGCAATGTGGGTAAATTTGAAATTGACGACACCGTTGGTACCGGCATGGTTGGTGCGCCTGCTTGCGGTGACGTAATGAAGTTGCAGATAAAAGTAGATCCAATTACAGGAATAATTCAAGATGCAAGATTCAAAACATACGGATGTGGAAGCGCAATCGCGAGTTCTAGCCTCGTTACGGAATGGGTCAAAGGTCGAACACTTGAAGAAGCAGGATCCATTCGAAATAGCCAAATTGCTGAAGAACTTGCTCTCCCACCAGTCAAAATCCACTGCTCAATCCTTGCAGAAGACGCCATCAAAGCCGCAGTAGCAGATTATCGCAAAAAGCATGATCTCGTTTAGTGACACGGCACGAAACAAAATACAAAAATTAGTTACAGCCAAAAACTATGCTGGTATTCGGCTGGGTGTTAAAACTACCGGTTGCTCTGGGCTGGCTTATGTGTTAGAATATGTAAAAGAATACACGTCAGAACAGTATGTTACTAACTATGCACAGCCAGAGTTTGTTGTGCTAGTGAATCAAAAAGACGACATTTATCTTAAGAACATGACAGTAGATTATGTGCGCCAAGGTCTTAACGAAGGCTTTGAATTTTCAAATCCCAATGAACGTGATCGCTGTGGTTGCGGAGAAAGTTTTAGAGTTTAATTTGTACAATCCAAAATTTGATTACCAGCCTATTCCCCGGGTAACAATAGAAGGCCGTCGTTACTACGCCACCCCAGATGGCAACAACTTACCTAGTGTAACCACAATACTAGACCGAACAAAACCTCCAGAAAAAGTTGAAGCACTTAACCAATGGCGTCGCCGTGTGGGTGTAGAAAAAGCACAACAAATCACAACCGAAGCGGCCAACCGTGGCACAAGAATGCACACTTATCTTGAGCAGTATGTCAAGGAGGGTGCCATCAAAGAGCGCGGATCTAATCCTTTCTCTTGGCCTAGTCATGTGATGGCAGAAACTGTAATCAGAGATGGACTTAAAAATGTAAGTGAATTTTGGGGCATTGAAGTTCCGCTGTATTTCCCTAGCATCTACGCAGGCACAACAGATGGCGCGGGCATACACATGAACGAAGAAGCCATACTAGATTACAAGCAAACCAACAAGCCCAAACGGCGTGAGTGGATTGATGACTATTTTGTGCAACTTTGTGCCTATGCGGAAGCACATAATGAATTACATGGCACACGGATACGCAAAGGTGTTATTTTGATGTGTGTCAAGCCTGATTTGGACGAGCAACACAATATCATAGGAAAGCCCCAATATCAGGAATTTGTGCTGGAAGGCGCAGAATATGATCGTTATCGGGACTTGTGGTGGCGAAAGGTCGAGCAGTACTACATGCTAAATATGTAATATCGCAAGGACTATTACTGTGGCAATTGTACAAATCTCAAGAATAACTCAACGCAAAGGTCTAGCCATTGATCTACCCAGTCCATTGGCCGGTGCAGAACTGGGCTGGGCAACAGACACACGCAGACTTTATATTGGCAACGGCACCTTGCAAGAAGGTGCGCCTGTTGTGGGCAATACTGAAGTTTTGACCGAATTCAGTGACATTCTTAGTTATGCCACAGAATACACCTATCAAGGTGAATCTGCTGGGTATGCGGTACAAACAGGCACCAGTGCAAGTACACCAGTGAGTCAGAGTCTGCAGTCTAGACTGGACAGCATGGCCATAATTACAGATTTTGGCGCCACAGGCGACGGAGTAACTGATGTCACTGCCAACATCAACAATGCCTTGTATCAATTGTATTGTCGTGAAATTAATTCTCAAATACGTCGCAGTTTGTATTTTCCTGCCGGCACATACATAATCAGTGATACCTTGAACATACCACCTTACTGTAACTTGTATGGCGACGGTCCAGAAAGTACCATCATATCTTTTTATGTTCAAACCTGGACCAGTACTGTTGCTTATGCCAGTGGTGTGTTGGTAAAGAATGGCTCTAGTTATTATCGAAGTGCAGCCGCTGTGCCAACAGGCACTGCTATCTCTAACACTTTGTATTGGACTGCCACTACCTTGCCCAGTTATATTTTTAGAACTGCTGACAGTTTACAACAAACAGGTGCCAACATTGGATCCAACGGTGCTAGTCAGCCGGGATTTTTTGAAATATCCAAAATGAAATTTACAACCAACATGGTGCATGATGGCGGTTACATTGAAGCCGCCCAGGACTGTGCATTTGAAAGTGTAAATGTGTCTGGGCCAGAAACTGCCAGTTCTTTGACTGTGGCCACAAATGCCACTGCATGTGTGAGATTCAACACCACCGACAGTTATGTGTGTAGCAACATAGAATGGAACCATTGTAGTTTTTACAGCATGGTATGGGGTGTCAATACTGATGAACCAATTGAAGGCGTCACCATCAGCAACTGTTCTTTTGACACACTGTACCAAGGTGTGTACTTGGGCAACAGTTCAGCGCCGGCTGTGGGACCAACTGGATTCCGTGTGGTGCAAAACAATTTTGACAACATCTATGCAGAAGGTATATCAATTGTGAATGTGGGCATGAACTGCTCTGCTTACAATGCATTTTATGATGTGGGCAATCATTTCCTGGGCACTGCCAATCCTTCTACTCCGGTGATTGATATCAATGGAACAAACAATGTCAGCGTAGGCGACATGTTTGAACGTACCACGCAATACTCCACAGCCCTGCATCCTAGAATCAAACTGAACAATCTCAATGGTATAGCACTGGGCATGAATGTCAGCAACATCACCTTCTATCAGGCCGGCACCAGTCCTGGAGTGCCCTACAACTATGCCAATCAATTGGCAGTGGGAACATATCAACGCATGGCCGGCATCACTGACGCCCTGGCCGACAACATTTCTAGTGCTAGAACTTTATTGACATTTGATGCAGTTTATATCAAAGCAGTCAGAATTGATTACACTATTGTGCGAGGAACTGCTGTGAGAACCGGAACATATATTATTGTGTCAGGTACAGATGCGGCTGGTACCAACTTGCAAGGCAGCGATTCAGGAGTACAAAACTCTGCACCTGGACAAACATTCAGTGTCACCGAAGCAGCCAGTGTGGTCAGTTGGAAGTATGTGACCACCAGCACTGGCACTGCTGGAACCATTTATTATTCAGTTACAAAACTAGCCTAATGTGGCCCAGAACTTTTGCCGAACGGCTTGAGAGTTGGGCACAACTCCGTACTCAAGCCACCACCGCTGATGTAATAACAGCCTTGCATGCCATCAATTCTTGGTGGTTTCACGCTCCCTGGCGAGCATACCATTTGCACTGGGACGATCAAGCTGTTTGGCCTGATCCTTGGCAACTTTTGAGTGATGATATCTATTGTCCTCTTGCTCGCGGACTAGGAATCCTGTATACTATAACTATGCTAGATCGACCAGATCTGCAGGATGCGGTGTTGGCCGAGTTTGATAGCGACAATTTAGTCCTAGTGAACAAAAAGAAATATATATTGAATTGGGACACAAACACCATCTTAAATATCAACTTAACGGGATCACGAACCCGACATAGCATAACGCAAGAGCAAATACAACAACAAATTGGGTAACAATGAAGCAAATTATAGTACAAAAACGCAGTGGACATCGCGAGCCACTAGCGTTGGAAAAATGGCAGGCACAAATAGCCAAGGTTTGTGCAGGCATAGCAGATGTAAGCCAAAGCATGATAGAGATCAAAGCCCAGTTACATTTCTATGATGGTATCACAACCAAAGAAATTGACGGGATCACACTCAGAGCCATAGTGGACCTGATTGACGTAGAATCAAATCCCGATGTTGGTCACACCAACTATCAGTATGTGGCAGGCAAACAACGACTATCCATGTTGCGCAAAGACGTATACGGTTCATACGATCCTCCCCACCTGTATGAGATTGTGAAGCGGAATGTAGAAACAGGTCTTTACACTAGTGAACTGTTGGAATGGTACTCGGAAGATGACTGGAATCGTATGCAAGACATGATTGACCATGTGAAGGACGAACAGTATTCATA